ACACACAGCATTTATGCAGTCGAGAATGGTACAAATTAATCCAATGGTTTATGCTTTGCTCCAATCACACGTTTCTGATCACATTTCTTTCAAAGCACAACAAGAAGTAAGAGAACAACTTGCACAAGATCAAAATATGATGGCATTGAGACAACAAAATCCAGAACAATATCAATTAGCATTTGATAATGCAGTTGCAACCGCAGTAGCAGAGATTACTGAAGAGTTAGTAATGGGTGAAATGAAGGCAAACGCTGCTAAACAAGACCCATTAGTAAGAATTAAACAACAAGAAGTAGATTTAAGAGCTATGGACCTACAAAGAAAGGCACAAGAGACTCAATTCAAGCAAGATCAAGAAAATCAACGTCAAGCAAACAAATTAAATCTTGAATATGACAGATTGCAACAACAAGATGAACAATCTGACAAAAGATTAGATATTGCTGAAAGAAAGTTAGAAAAATAATGGCATACAAACAAGGAACATGTTGGGATGGCTACATTCAAAAAGGAATGAAGAAAAAAGGCAACAAAATGGTTCCTAATTGTGTACCGGTGTCAGGCAAACGAAGAGGAGGTAGCTTAAGTGGAGGAAAAAAATTCGGTCCACCCCCTGAAAGAGGACCAAACCCACAAGGACTCAAATCAGGTGGTTGTCCGCATAGAGAAATGGGTTCAAGATCAGACATCAAAGGAGTCTCATCTATCCAATTGTCAGGAAAAAAATTTATCGGACTCAGATAAAGAAGCATACTATGCGGGTATAATTGATGGTGAAGGCTATATTAGCTACGAAACCACAAGAAGAAATAAAAACGTTAAATATCAAATACCAGCCATGTCTGTTGAGATGTCAGATTTAGATGTTGTTCAAAATATTCACTCATTCTTCAAATGCGGATCTGTTTTTACTATCAAACCTCGTCAATCTCATCATAAAACTACGTATAGATGGCGTGTCAGAGGCAGAGCTGCCATAAACATCTTTTTTAAAATATATAATTTTTTATCATTGCGAAGGAAAAATAAAATCGATAAAGTGCTGAAAATGTATATCGATAATCAAAACGAAAACGAGAAGTACAGAAAACTAAACAAAGTATTGGAGGAAAAATGTGGCTAAGTGCAATTAAAGTTGCGGTCCAAGCTGGTTCGAAAATATATGCGAACCGACAAAAGGCCAAAATGGCGATGTCAGAAGCACAATTACTTCATGCCGAGAGACAAGCTCGGGGAGAAGAAGCTTACCAAGGTAAATTATTGGAAGCTAGGCAGTCTGACTGGAAAGACGAATTTGTGTTGCTTATTTTAAGTGCTCCGATAGCAGTGCTCGCATGGGCAGTTATATCGGACGATCCTACTGCTATGGATAAGGTCAAAATATTTTTTGATCATTTCCAATCACTCCCTTCCTGGTTCACAAACTTGTGGATTTTGGTTGTGGCTAGCATATTTGGAATAAAGGGCACGCAAATATTTAGAAACGGTAAGAAATAGTGGCAGATATAGATACTATAGATGCTATTAGAAAACTTATTAAGAAGCGGGTTGATAATACAAAAGATTCGCTTATATATAACGTTGACGATGATAAACAACTAATGTATCATCGTGGACAAATCAAATCCCTTGAGGATTTGCAACAGGACATAAATGAACTGTTAAAAAAAACGGAGCTATAATGACGGAGTCTACGGAGAAACCGAAACAGACGGAAAGTCTTGAGAAAGCTTATAAGGACAAAGAAGAAGTCTCAAAGGTCTTAGACGAACAATCAATTGATCAATCACTTTTAGAGCGATTGCCAGATCCGACAGGATACAGGCTATTGGTGTTGCCATATGCAGGGCCAAAAAAAACTAAAGGTGGATTAATTTTAGCTGACACAACTCATGATACAATTCAAATGACAACAGTCTGCGGATTGGTCTTGAAGATGGGTTCGCTTTGTTATCGAGACAAAGAAAAATTTCCTTTTGGTAAATGGTGTAACGAGAGAGATTGGGTCATTTTCGGAAGATATTCCGGCTCTAGATTCAAAATTGATGGAGGGGAAGTAAGAATACTTAACGATGATGAAGTCATCGCTCGTATCAAAAACCCTGCTGATATTTTGCACGCTTACTAGGAGGAAAAAATGGCGGACATAAATGCAGAACCTCGTAATGAGGTTGAACTCGATACTGATGATGTAAAAGAAGAATCAATTAGTGTAGAGCAAAAACAAGAAGAACATCCATCAACATTAACCAAAGAAGAAGTGGATTTAGGTTACACTGAAGTAACTAAACCTACTGAAGAAAAAGAAGAAGTTAAAGTTGAGGAGAAAAAAGAAGAAGTTGTCGAAGAAAAAAAAGATAACTTAAAAAAACAAGACTCTGATTTTCAAAAGAGGATTAATGAATTAGTCTATAAGCAGAAAGAAGCTGAAAGAAGAGAAAAAGCAGCTCTCAATTATGCCAAAGGACTGAAGAAAAAATATGATTCTTTAGAAAAGAAATCAGATGAAACTAGCAAGAACTATTTATCTGAATATGATGCAAGAGTAGATTCCGAAACAGAGAGACAAAAGAAACTGTTGAAAGAAGCTATCGAAGCACAAGATGCAGACAAAATAGCTGAGGCTAATGCAGCCATTGCTAAACTTGCTGTCGAAAAAGAGAAAGTAAATGTCTCTAAGGCAGCGCAACCAAAAGATTCAGAAGAGAAAGAGCAAAAGCAAGAGGAATCAGGTGAAACACCTCCACCACCAGTTAGTCAAAAAGCGACTGATTGGGCTACAAAAAATTCTTGGTTTGGCACTGACAGAGTTATGACTAACGCTGCGATGTCAATTCACGAAGATTTATTAGCAGAGGGGGTTGCTTCTGACTCTGACGAATATTATACTAACATTAACGAACGTATGAAGGAGTACTTCCCTCAGAAGTTTGCCCAGTCTACGACAGAAGAAAAACCTGTTGCTACAAAACCTGTCCAAAATGTAGCTTCAGTTAGTCGAAGACAAGGAGGACGCAAGTCTGTGAAACTCACCAAATCACAGGTAGTAATCGCTAAGAAATTAGGGGTGCCTTTAGAGGAATACGCTAAATACGTGAAGGAGGGCGAATGAACAAAATAAAAACTTCACGCGAGTCACAAACTCGAGAAAAACAAACTCGAAAAAAAGTTTGGACTCCATCTTCCAGTTTGGATGCACCACCTGCACCTAACGGATATGAACATCGATGGATAAGAATGTCCGTTGCCGGTTTCGAAGATACATCAAATGTATCTAGAAAACTTAGAGAAGGTTGGGAATTTGTTAGAGCTGATACACTGTTAAGTGAAATTGGCGAAAACGATTATCCAGTCATATCTGAGGGCAAACATCAGGGGATAGTCGGAATTGGAGGCCTTGCGTTGGGAAGGATACCAACAGAGATCTTAAAAAGCCGTTCTGAATATTTTAATAGAATATCTCAGGATCGAATGGAAGCGGTAGATAGAGATCTTATGAAGGAACAACATCCGGATATGCCAATCAATATTGAGAGGCAGTCCAAAGTAACCTTTGGAGGTGGCCGTAAAAGTTAATTTATTAACGATTACAACCTACAAGGTTGGTTAACACTAACAATATAAGTAATAGGAGAAAAACTTATGGCAAACGTACTAGAAAAGTTTGGTCTTAGACCACACAGAAAACTTGATGGTACACCACTAGTTGGAGCTCAAAACAGATATAAAATCGCGAACAACTATGGCACTGCGATATTTCAAGGTGACTTAGTTGAACCGAAGACTGCTGGCGTAATCGAAAGACATACAGGCGGCACGTCAAATCATGTTATTGGAGTTTTCAACGGATGTTTTTATACAGACCCTACTACGCAAAAGCCAACCTTCTCAAATTCATACCCAGGCGGAATCGCTGCAGATGACATAACTGCATTTGTAGTAGACGACCCTGATGCTGTGTTTTTGATTAATGCGGATTCAACTTTTGCACAAGCAGATCTGTTCCAAAACTATTCGGTAAACAACGGTGGCGGTAACACTAAAACAGGTATCTCAGAAGTTCAACTTGATGTTTCTGAATCTGGAACTAACGCGTCATTCATGGTTCAAGCCATTGATATTTCGCAAGATCCAAATAACAGCGACGTAACAAGTGCTAATGCTAACATCTTAGTTAGAATTAACAGACACTTCTTCAGACACCAAACAGGAGTATAGGAGTATAAACTATGGCAATAAGTAGAGCACAACTAGTCAAAGAACTAGAGCCAGGTTTGAATGCACTATTCGGCCTGGAGTATAACCGTTATGAAAATCAACATGCGGAGATATACAACACAGAAACATCTGACAGAGCTTTCGAAGAGGAAGTAATGCTATCTGGTTTTGCTGGAGCACCAGTAAAACAAGAAGGTGCATCAGTCGTATTTGATCAAGCAACTGAGTCATTCACTGCTAGATACACACACGACACTGTAGCACTTGCATTCTCAATCACAGAGGAAGCAATCGAAGATAACCTTTATGACAGACTTGCTGCTAGATACACTAGAGCATTAGCAAGATCTATGTCTAACACGAAGCAAGTAAAAGCTGCGTCTGTACTAAACAACGCGCAGAATGCTGCTAACCCTGGTGGAGATGGTGTTGCGTTAATCGCAAACAATCACCCATTAGCGTCTGGTGGACAATTCTCAAACGTATTAGCAACAGCTGCAGACTTGAACGAAACTTCACTAGAGCAGTCATTGATCGATATCGCTAGTTTCGTCGATGAAAGAGGCTTAAAAATCGCTGCACAAGGCGTAAAAATGATAATTCCAAAAGAATTACAATTTACAGCAGAAAGATTAATGAAGACTCCTCAAAGAACTGGAACTGCAGATAACGACATCAATGCGATTGTCTCTATGGGTATGGTACCACAAGGATACAGAGTTAATAACTTCTTATCCGACACGGATGCATACTTCATAATGACTGATATCCCTAACGGATTCAAGCATTTCGTAAGAGCACCAATCAAAACTGCAATGGAAGGCGACTTCGAGACAGGAAACGTCAGATTTAAAGCTAGAGAAAGATATTCATTTGGATTCTCAGATCCAAGATGTGTATTTGGTAACGGTAAGTTATAATTCTAGTTACATAATCTAATTTGAAGGGGCGGTGTTCACATCGCCCCTTTTTTTATGTATAATGAAACCAACCTAGATTAAATTGTCATGCAAACTGACTAGGCAGACGGTATAGAGATTGTATGACGTAACGCTATACAGGAGGAAATTATGGCAACAACAACATTTTCCGGACCAATTAAAGCCGGAGATAAAAGAGAAGGTGCTGCAGCGAACGTCGGGTTTACGGTCATGGCACAATCAGCAGCAGTAACAGAAGTTAATGCTTTTGGAACTACGGATATTATTATCCCTGCTAATTCACAAATCACAAACATTTATGTTTTAGTAACTACTGCATTTGACAATGGTACTAACACAATCGATGTTGGAATATCATCTGATACAGATTTATTCGTAGATGGTTTGGCTGTAGGTACAGTTGGAGCTCACAGAGTAAATGCAACAAGCACAGGTACGGAAGCTAACTGGAAAAATACAGGTTCTTCTGATCAAACTATTGTTTTTATTTCACCAGGCTCAGGTAATGGAGAAGGTGTTTTAACTGTTGAGTACATACAGAATAGAAACATTACATAATAAAAATATGGTGCTCCTTCGGGAGCACCTAACTTAGGAGATAAAATTTTATGGGCGGATCAAGCTTTTCATCAGACCAACAGTCGGCACATGCAACAAGTACAGGTCAAATGGTTGCATTAGGCGGAACAGGTTTTACACATAAATGCAGACTTACCTCTATTCAAGGTAAGGGAAACAGCACTAATGGTTCTATTATTTTTAGAACGGGTGGTGCAACTGGCGATATTGTGGCAACTTATTTATTTGGAGAAGAAGGTTTGGATATGTATTTACCTGGTAATGGTATTGTATTTCAAGATGGAATTCATGCCACAATCTCAGGCACTGCTGGTGTTACTATTACCTTCACGGGCTAATGGATATTGAATACTATTCAGATATATTGAAATTAAAAAGAGGTGGGGATGTTCAACCACCTCGAACAAAAAAATATTACCGAGCTACAAAAAAAGGAGCCGGTATGACTGCTGCAGGTGTTGCAAAATATCGTAGAGATAATCCAGGCTCTAAGTTAAAAACTGCAGTAACTGGAAAAGTTAAGAAAGGTTCTAAGGATGCAAAGAGACGTAAATCATTCTGTGCTAGAAGCGCGGGTCAAATGAAGAAGTTTCCAAAAGCAGCCAAAGATCCAAACTCAAGACTAAGACAAGCAAGAAGGAGATGGAAATGTTAAAAAAAATATGGGAAAAAGCCAAAAACCTTTGGAACAAAATGGTTGAATGGATTTTTAAAGGTTTCTATAAGTAATTTATGGCTCTAAAAATTTCTGAATCAGCAGCTGTGCAAATGCCTATGAAGACGGTTGCTAGTTTGATCGCGATGGTTGCCATCGGGACCTGGGCTTTTTTTGGAGTACAGGAAACACTTAATCAACACTCAACTCAAATAGAGTTGATGCAAAAAGATTTAGATCAAAACTCAGAATTTAGGATCAAATATCCAAGGGGTGAGTTAGGACAATCAGCAGGAGAGGCAGAGCTTTTTATGATTGTAGAACATGTTAGTGGTTTACTAGAGGATGTTGAAGAAGAAATTAAGGGCATGAGAAACAACGCTGTTAACATAGAATTTTTAAAAAAAAGAACAGAGAAGTTAACTGAAGACGTAGAGAAACTAATTAGAAACGGAAGTCATTAATGATAGAAACTGTATTTGCACTAATCTTAACTTTAAACGGTTCAATGATAGAACATGTATACAAACCGAGCCTCAGCGATTGTTTGAAATCAAAGCGTATCGCGCAGAACGAGGTAAATCCGGAAAGAGTTGTATTCACTTGTAAAAAAGTAAAAGCTCAAACAGAGATATACATGGACCGTAAAAAAATAGTTAAAATATTACCTTAATGGAACCTTTTATACCTATAAACACTATAATTGCTTTTATTTTATTATGTGTAGTGATTTATGTAGGTTTAAATGATAATAAATAATCTATGGCCTATCTTAACATCAACATTCCAACAGTGTATGCTAAAGTAAAGAAAGAATACTTATATGATCTCGATCCTAAGTATAAAAAAGAAAGTCTTGATTGCGTTATCTTTGGTATGGCGAGTATCACGGGGCGTTCATTACTTTTTCACTGTATGTTACCCAACGGCGCGTGTTATTGGAGGTTGCCTATCTCAGCGTTTTTCCAAAAACAATTTTGTAGATCCGAAGTGCCCAATATGTCGGTTGACCAGTTGGAACTGTGGAATTGTTTTAGTTACTATCCTGCTGTCACTGAATTTGATTTTCTTAGTGGGCAGCGTGGTAAATTTCTAGGAAAGGATAAAAAATTCTATAATGGAGAATATCAATTCACAATCGATTGGGCGAGTCCAGAAGTTAATGAAATTGATTGTGAGCATTCTGAAATTCCTCAAGAACATAAGTGTGCACATATATTGGCGCTTGATAACGGCAATTATGCTGCTCAGCCTAATAATCGTATCTTGTGGAGCGTTTCTAACTATACTACTGATCGATCTTGGCCAGACTATAAAGTGCAAACTACAGAGTGGTCGGTCGAAAACAAAGATTGGGTAACAGATGATACAGACGATATGTTTTACAAAATTAAGGAGAACAAATGAAATTAACTGCAAACATAACTTTAGACGAACTTACTAAAAGCCAAGTAGCTGAAAGAAAAGGAATTAATAACAATCCTAGTCCTGAACAAATAGAAAATTTGAAAGCTCTTGCTGTAAATGTGCTTCAACCAATTAGATCACATTTTGATAAACCATTAATTATATCATCAGGATTTCGATGTGCTCAGCTGTGCGTTGAAATTGGTAGTTCAATAAATAGTCAACATACAGCTTCTGAAGAATCAGCTGCAGCTGACTTTGAAATACCAGGTGTTGACAATAGAGAACTAGCTCGTTGGATTAGAGATAATCTTGAAGTAGACCAAGGAATCCTTGAATTTTACAAAGACGGCGAACCATCGTCGGGCTGGATTCATTGCTCATACTCGCGTAATAGCAATAGACAACAATGGTTGCGTGCTGCTCGAGTTGATGGTAAGACTCATTATACACCATGGATACAATAATATGGCTATAGGTAGAGGATCAATGTCAAAGCAAGTCGAAGGCAAACTTAGGGGTGCTAG